TTGTCTCCGTTCTCAAAGGTTACATAGAACCCATATAGAGTTCCGTACTGCCCTGTGTAGGGTTCTCCTGCGGACTTAATGTCCTTCACAATAGATGTTTTAGTCATCGTTATTTAATTTAGTTAATAGTTCAAAGTTAATAAAAATGTTTATTCATCCAACTTAATGTAGTCACAATATGAATGAATTCCTTCTCTACACCAAGTGCAGAACGCTACTGGTATGATACCAAAGACTCCGTGAGTCATATCATCATCATCTTCAATACCACAAATAGAACAACTATCTCTTGGTGTCATAATACCTTACTCCATTGGTCAGCAATAGCATCAGCCATTCCTTGAAATGTTTTACTTCTTAATGTTCTTCTCTCGTCTGGAGTCTTTGCTTGTGTAAGGGCATCTAAATGCCATTTTGCTTGGCGTTTCTTCTTACCATTCTTTCCTATCCATTCAACAAACTCTCCCTTCTCTACAATGTTTGTAGGTTCAAGTTTAGGAAGGTTCTTTAACCATAAGCAGGTTGATTTACTTGCCTTATCTCCAAACATATAAGGATGTACAATTTGGTCTGGCTTTCTAATGTGAGAAGATATAACGCTGATAGGATTCTCTATGGCTATATGTTTAATAGGCGCATCCATCAAATGCTGAACAAACTCTAAAGCCTCCGCTTGATTCTTCCATCTTTCCTGGTTTTTTGAACCATCCTTATTGTACAACCATCTTGCACCGCTTACAGCCAAGTAAGTACAAGGAGGGTGAGCAATCATTAGGTCATATTTACCGCTATACGCTTCTTG